CAATTATGTAAAACAAGATGGTAAGCTGCACGTCAGCTTGCTACAACACAGGACAGCTACTGGCAGATTGTCAGGTGCTAATCCTAACATGCAGAATATGCCTCGTGGGGGTACGTTCCCAGTCAAGCGAGTATTCAAATCACGGTGGGATGGCGGCAAGATAATGGAAGCCGACTTTGCACAACTTGAATTTCGTGTTGCTGCTTTCCTATCTCAGGACAAGACAGCTATTGACGAGGTGACTACTGGCTTTGACGTACACAGTTATACCGCAAAGGTTATATCTGATGCAGGTCAAAACATTTCCAGACAGGATGCGAAGTCTCATACATTCGCTCCTTTGTATGGTGCTAGTGGCTTTGGGCGTACCCCTGCGGAAGCTGCCTACTATGAACAGTTTACCAAGAAGTATTCTGGCATAGCTAGGTGGCACAAAGAATTGGCACGTGAAGCATTGGGTACAGGTAAGATAACTACACCATCAGGACGTGAGTTCTCATTTCCAGATGTGGTACGTAGATCAAATGGTAGTGTGACATATTTCACACAGATCAAAAACTTCCCTGTGCAATCCTTTGCCACTGCTGACATCGTACCTATATCACTGATATACATTGATCAGTTGTTAGGTATCAATCAAATGCAATCATGCATAGTCAATACAGTACACGATTCAATCGTGATTGATGTGCATCCAAACGAGAAGGAGAAAGTACTAAGAGTAATAAAAGCTGCCAATGACTCACTGATTACTATAGTAAATCGTAAGTGGAATATTGACTTCAACTTACCATTATTATTAGAAGCAAAAATAGGTGATAATTGGCTTGACACAGTAGACGTGTCGTGATATAACTAAGATTCGTTTTAACAGAAAAGGAGAATACATGAACCAAGTATCAACAATAAACACAGGAAACTTTAACGCAATGGCTGAAGCAATGGGCATGTCTGTAGACACCCAACAAAAGTCTCAGGCAAGTACGCTTGCTAGACTACGCATCAACCATTCACCTATCATGGGTGAGGAAACCATCAATGGTAAGAAGGTTAAAGTTGAGGTTGTGTCTGGTGGTACATATAAGTTGGAGATACCAGATGGCCCGACTTACTA